TTAGTAAAAATTGAAGAATATGATAATGCAGATATTGACATAACATATGATGGTGAAACAATTTCTTTAAAACCAAGTGAAGATTTAAAAGCGAAATCAGAAGTAGATGCTTCACAAAGTGTTACAGTTGCTGGAAAAACTAAACATATGTTTTTTGTTACGTACAAAGATAGACCAGACTTTTTAATAAAAACACTATCTATACCATTTGCTAAATTGTTAAGTGATGGTGTAGATGTTAAATTCGAATATAATAAATATGATATAAGTATCTATACACAAAAGTTTTTAGATACATATTCATTCAGGAGAATTAAATGACAAAACTTGAAGTAGGCGAGTTAGACATATTTTATATTAGTTATGACGAACCCGAAAAAGAAAAACATTGGGCAGACTTAATAAGTAAATTTCCTTTTGCTAAACGTGTTGACGGAGTAAAAGGATTTGATAATGCACACAAAGAATGTGCTAGACAAAGTGACACTGAAAGATTTATAAGTGTTGATGGAGATAATATCGTAGATGAAAAATTCTTTGATATAGAGTTATCATTTCCAGAAGGCACAGACTTGAGTAATTCTGTTATATCTTGGTGTGGTAAAAACGTAGTCAATGGTTTAGTATACGGCAATGGTGGTATCAAATGTTGGCCTGTTGACTTAGTTCTTAATATGAAAACACACGAAAATGCAGATGAAGAAACTAAGAAAGTAGATTTTTGTTGGGACTTGAATTATATACAAATGAATAACATTTATTCAACTGTACATAATGCTGGCTCTCCATATCAAGCCTTTAGAGCAGGATATCGTGAAGGTGTTAAGATGTCTTTAGATGAAGGTAAAGTAGTCAAACCAAATGAATTTAAAAAGAGAATATGGCCTAAGAACTACGAAAGATTAATTACTTGGCAAAACATAGGTGCAGATATAGATAACGGTCTATGGGCAATCTATGGAGCGAGATTAGGATGCTTTGATATCAATTTGAATCCTGACTTTCTATTAGAAAGTATTTCAAGTTTTGATTGGTTCAAAGAACATTTTGATAATGTACTTTTCCCTAAGTTTGAGGGAGGAGATATGAAGTGTGAGAAAACTAAACTAACTTGGGATTACGAGAAATTGTATGATGCGTGTTTAGATACAGGTGATATACTTGTTAATAAATTAGATTTAGAACTTTGCGACCCAACTCCTGAAGTCGGAAGATTCTTTAAACGTGTTTATACAAACCCACCTAGAGTTGCAAATCCATTAGCAACTGAAAAGCAGACTGGTTGGGACAAGTAAAGATGATATGGCGAATTATGATGACGATGCAATAGTAACCAGGGATAAATTAAATTCTCTATCGCCATCAATGTGTATGGCAAAATGGTTACAAGTGAGTTTGCATTTACCACAAGGTAGAACACATAGTTGTTATCACCCGCCAACTCACCCTATACCATTAGAAGAACTTAAAAAAGATCCTAATGCGTTACACAATACTACATTCAAATTAGAAGAACGTAAGCAAATGAAATGTGGCACTCGACCTGAAGGGTGTCAATATTGCTGGAACGTTGAAGATGCCCCTAACGCCCCGAAAGGTGGTAGATTGAGTGATAGGCATTATCGCTCAAGTGAATGGTGGGTTAAAGATGCCTGGGACGAAGTAGTAAATAATCCTTGGGATCATAACATAACACCAAGATATGTAGAAGTTAATTTTAATCAGGCGTGTAACTTTAAATGTAGTTATTGTTCTCCTCATTTGTCAACGGCTTGGGAAGATGATGTAAAGAAACACGGTGGATTTCGTTTCAGTAATGGCACAGGTCATAATGATATAGATTACTTGCGTAAGACTGGTTTGATGCCATTAGAAGTAGCACGTAAAGATAATCCTTACATCGAAGCATTTTGGAAATGGTTTCCAATGATATACAGAGACTTGAAAGTTTTTCGTATGACAGGTGGTGAACCATTAATGGATAGCAATACATTTAAAGTATTTGATTATGTAAATGAAAATCCAAATCCATTTCTTGACTTAAGTATTACATCAAATATGTGTCCTCCACAAGATAAACTATTCGATAAGTTTATTGATAAGATTAAGTCTTGTGAAGAAATTCGTGTATGGGAAGATCCAAAAAGATTTAATCCAGATAGTGGCAATCACTGGTATGTCGCACCTGCATACAAACATTTTAGTTTATATGTTAGTGTTGATGGTGTAGGCAAACAAGCAGAATATATGCGTGATGGATTAGACTTTGATAAAATGTATAATAATTGTCGCAGAGTATTACGTGAAACTGATGGAACTGAAATTTCTTTTATTAATACTTTTCAATTATTGAGTATACCAAATCTACGTGGATTCTTACAGATGGTATTAGATTTACGTGAAGAATTTGGATATGAAAATCAAGAAGATAAAATTATACAACCACCAGACTATAATGGTTTCAAACACCCACCTTTTGTTAGAAAGAAAAGACAAAGAGTTTGGTTTGATATCCCTTATCTAAGATATCCTGACTGGATGACAATTCAGTTAGCAGATCCGACATTACTTGATACTATACAAGATAATATTAACTTTATGAAAGATAATGTTTTAGAGAATGACTTATATGGTCGAAAGTACACAGGTTTTAAGAATTATGAAGTATTAAAACTTGAACGTGATTTGGCGTGGGCCAAAGAGGGGATAAATATGACAGATGACGAATTAAGTACACATCTTATTCGTTTTTATGAATACTTTAAACAATACGATGAAAGAAGAGGTCTTAATTTCCTAGAAACTTTCCCTGAAATGACTGATTTCTGGAATGAGGCAAAAGAAGAATACGAGGCAAAATATGGGTAGAAAACACTGGGAAGGCGAAACACTTCACCAATACAAAAAACGTATGATAGATCCTGTCAGTACGTCTTACTGTGCGGCGAAGTGGTATAACGCAACTATCTGGTTAGGTCACGGACAAACTGCTAGTTGTCACCACCCACCTGGTCATTGGATTCCACTAGAAGAATTAAAAGATAATCCTACGGCTATTCATAATACAAAGCATAAAAAACTTATGCGTAAGTATATGCAAGAAGGCAAACGTCCTGCAGAATGTGAATACTGTTGGAAAGTTGAAGATATGGGTAAAGACCATATTTCAGATAGAGTTTTCAAAACAGAAATATTTAAAGATGAAGATGTCGAAAAGAGTGCTAATATGCCTTGGGACGATAACGTAAATTTACGTACATTAGAAATTTCATTTGACCGTGCTTGTAATCTTAAATGTTCATATTGTAATCCAGCATTCTCAACTGCTTGGGTTAAAGATATAAACACATATGGTGCTTATCAAAATATACAATCAGATGGTAGAGGACACTTTGTAGATACTGCTCCTTGGGCGGCTCCTGTGTCTAAACAAGAAGAAGACAATCCGTATATTCAAGCATTTCATAAGTGGTGGGAAAGTGACTTAGCAGATTGTTTAGAAGAAATTAGAATTACAGGCGGTGAGCCTATTATGCATAGAGGTACTTGGAAACTATTCGATTGGTTTGAAAAGAATCCTGATAGAGGTAGAAATATGCGTTTCGCAATTAATTCAAATCTATCTCCTGAGAAACCAAAAGTATTAGACAAACTTATTGAAAAGTCTTGGTTTGTTCCTAACTTTGAAATCTATACATCAATGGAAGCAACAAAAGAACAAGCAGAATATATACGTGATGGATTGAATTATGATTTATGGAAATCAAATATTCATCGTGTATTAAAAGAATCAAATGTGAAAAAGTTACATATGATGATGACTATTAACTCATTGTGTTTAGTTACTATTACAAACTTTATGGATGAGATGCTAGACTTGAGAGAAGAATACGGACAACGTGCGCCTACTATGACTTTAAATATTTTACGTTTTCCTTCTTTTCAAAGTGCCGCAATATTGCCAGAACATATTAAAACTTTTTATAAAGACAAATTAGAAAGATGGTTTATATCAGACAGACCGCAGAGAAAATTAACAGAGGGCGAAAAAGCAAGTGTACAAAGATTAATTGATTATCTTGATATTGTAAAAACTCCTCACAAGAATACTGCGGAAACTCCAAAACTATATAACGATTTTAAAGCATTCTTTTCACAGTTTGATGTTCGTAGAGGTCACGATTTCAGAGAAGTATTCAAGGGTCCTATCGCAGATTGGTATGATACTATAGATGCTAAAGCACCTACACCAGAACAAATCAAATCAAAAACATTTGTTCTTGAAGTTGGTGACAGAGCAGGCGACCCTGCAACTACAGAATCATACGAAGGTGGTGATGATGCACACGAAAAAGCAGGTGTCGGTGGTTGGGATACTGATAAAGATGCTTTGGGTGGTGTAATCGTCAATGAGTAATTTCTGTCCATTAGTAACAAATAATCTTGAACTTACTACAAAAGGTGAGGCAACTCCTTGTTGTATTAGTTCTAAAAGATTTACTATTAATGGAGAAAAAGCAAACGCACATTATCATACAATTACAGAAATACTTAGAGACAGTGATAGACAAGACTGGATCAAAAACTTTGATGACTACTATCAGACAGATTGTAAACAATGCTATGAAGTTGAACAAACAGGTGGCGAAAGCAAAAGACAAAGAGAAATAAAATTATGGACAAAGAACTTTAGATATAAAAAGAATTCTCTACAAGCAATAGATTTAAAAATGGGGAATACTTGTAACCTTGCTTGTGCTATATGTGGTTCACACTCTAGTTCTAAATGGGGAAGTATAGACAAATCATTTGGTATAGAATATAAGCCATATAACAAATGGCAAGATGAAGATAGATTTTGGGAAGACTTAAATAATCACGTAGAAGATTTAAATCGTGTTGAACTTGCTGGTGGTGAACCATTTATGATTAAGAAACAAAAGATATTATTACAGTTTCTTGTCGATAAAGATATTGCAAAGAATATTGAAATAACTTGGTTTACTAATTGCACTATGTGGCCAAAAGATTTGATAGATTATTTTAAACATTTTAAATTAGTAAGAATTATGTTGTCTATTGATAATACAAAAGAGCAATTTGAATTTCAAAGATATCCTGCGAAGTGGGAAGAAACATATGAAACATTTAAAAAATTTATGCATCTCAGAGATGAAGGTTTGTGTCAAGTAGAAATATCACATAGTGTAAGTGCATTGAATATATTTCACTTGCCTGAGTTTCATCAGTGGTGCAATAAACACAATGTAAAGATTTTTAATAATCTTGTTATGCATCCTTTTTGTGTAAAAGATTTACCTGAAGAATTCAAAACAAGAGTAAAAGAAAAGTTTGATAAACACGATATAGAAGATATACAAATTAATCCAGTTGTTGGTAAAGATAACTGGTTGACTAAATTTATGGATATGCCAGGAGATGTTAATACATTTAAAACAAGACTTGAATATCCAAAACAAACAAGACCAGGGTTATTTGAGAAAGCATTTCCTGAGTTGATAGGATACGTATGTTAGAACAAAAGAAAGCAAAAGAAAGTAAAGTTTTCTGTATGGCTCCGTGGGTTCACGTTCACGCTTGGGCTGGAGGAGAAGTATATCCTTGTTGCTTGAGTAACGTAGGTCCTGAACATCAATTTGGTAATCTGAACAATACTAGTTTACAAGATATACTTAATACAGACAAAGCAAAACAACTTAGAAAGAATATGCTTGAAGGCAAACCAAGCAAGGCTTGTACTAGATGTTATGAGCAAGAAAGTTATGGCTTTGATAGTTTACGTATTAATATGAATAGAGAAAACTGGCATCATTACGATTTAGTTAAGAATACAGATGAAGATGGAACTTTAAAAGAATTAAGAATAACATATTGGGATATTAGATTTAGTAATAATTGTAATATGAAATGTCGAAGTTGTGGCCCTGACTTTAGTACAATGTGGTATGATGATAGTGTGAAATTATTAGGCGATACATTTGCTATACATAATACTAAAGTTAAGAAAGTACGTGATGATTTTTCTACACTACTTGATGAAACAAAACCACAAATGAAAAACTTAGAAAGAATATATTTTGCAGGTGGTGAGCCTTTGATAATGCCTGAACATTGGGACTTTATTGATGAGTTGATTAGACAAGGAAATCTTGATGCTGATATATTCTATCAAACCAATATGAGTCAGTTAAAGTACAAAAAGAGAACAGCCATAGATATATGGAACACACTTAAAAAAGTAAAAGTAATGGCAAGTATAGATGCATTCGGTGAACGTGCAGAATATGTGAGACACGGACCGCAATGGAAAAAGATTGAAGAAAACTTAAGATTAGTTAGAAAAGAATGTCCTAACGTAGAACTATATGATAGTTGTACAGTTGGTATTATGAATATGGAACACGTGGTTGATTTACACAAGTATCTATATGAAAATGATTTGATTGATATTAATAAATTTGGTCTTAATCCATTATTACATCCTGAGTGGTATCGTGTAGAAACTGCACCTCCACATATGGTTGAGAAAGCAAAGAAAAAACTAGACGAACATATAACTTACTTAAAGAGACAAAATCAAAAAGTAGATTATACTTTACCTCAGTTTGAAAGTTACAGAAAGATGTTAGATAACGAATCGTTACACGATAAGTACTTTGACCAGTTTGTAGATATAACAAAGAAACTAGATAAGATTAGAAATCAGGACGTTAAACATTATCTTCCTGAGTTTAAAGAATACTTTGTGGAGAAAGAATGAGTAAGAGAATAATACCTATCTGGAAGTCAGACGGAAGTTGTGCAGAAGAAAGTAAGAACAAAACTTTCTGTATGGCTCCATGGTCTCACACCTATATTTCTCCTCAAGGTGAACGCAGACTTTGTTGTGCATCACGTGAAGAACATTCCTTTCAGAAACAATATATTGATGCATCAAATGATGAACGATATGGTAAAGTAAAAGAATCAAAAACAGATGCAGATGATTTTAATCCTACATCATTAGACGAACATTGGAACTCTCAATATATGAGAGACATTAGAAAGAAACTAATGGCAGGGGAACGTATACCACAATGTGACGTTTGTAATGATGATATCTTAAGTTTATCATCTTATCGTAAATGGTTCACTGGTGTGTTATTCAGAGACAAGATACAAGAGGCTTTCGATAAAACAGACGATGATGGTCGTACTGATATGCCTACAATTTCTTTTGATTATCGATATTCAAATTTATGTAACTTTAAATGTCGTATGTGTGGAGAACAATTATCAAGTTCTTGGGAAGCAGAAAAGAAGAAACACAATATGTGGTCAGTAGAAAATCAACCTTTTATGCAACCAACTGTAAAACAAAAGATGGTTAAGTTTCAACGTACTGTAGTTGAGCCTGAATTTAAGAAAGCAATTTCAGATGGTATCGTAGAAGAAATATATTGGGTAGGTGGTGAACCACTTATGTACGATATACATTGGTGGGCATTAAAAGAAATGGTCGCTAATGGTTCAGCAAAGAATTGTCACTTAAGATATAACTCTAATTTGTCTCGTACAACATTTAAGGGTATGGAGTTATTTGATTATCTTCCTCAGTTTAAAGATTGGTTAATGTGTGCAAGTATTGATGGCACAGGAGATATTGTAGAGTTTATTCGTAAAGGTATTGTATGGGAAGAATGGTTAGCAAACTTTAAGAAAGGGTTAGCCGCACCAGGTGGTAAAGACAAGATGTTATTTGACTTGACTATTACTGGACCAGGTATGTTTAGTATCAAAGATTTATTTGATTTGAGTTTAGAATTAGATGTAAGAATAGAAACAAAGATTATGTTTGCTTTTCACCCTGATATTATTATGAGTCCTTTTGCTTGGCCTAGACATATATTGGATAGAAAGATTGATGAATTACTTGCATATATAGAACCTAAAGCAACAGGCAAACAGGCAACACTTGTAAATACATTAAAAGGTATGAAAGATAGACCTACATTTGCAGAACAATGGCCTGATAAACACGAACAAGAATTTAAGAACGGAAAAGGATTTCAAGATAGGCTTGACCGAATAAGACAAGAACAATATAGATTAGAAGATATCTATAAAAAAGATTCTGAACTATATGACTGGTGGAAAAGATATGACGAGTTCTAATTTTTATAGAGATAGAAGAAAGGTAAAAAACGAATATCCTGATAGGAAGTTTCCTGATTACATAGATATTCCACCTGAGCCAACAGAAGAACCAGGTCAAAGAATATTCCCCATACAAAACGATGCCGCTTGTGCATTGAAATGGAGTTGGATGACTTTATACCTTTCTATGGATATGTTTAATATGTGTCATAGAACAGGTGGTTTTCATTTTAGTAGAGAACCAGATTCTGAGTTTAGAAATTTTAACAGTCACCCAAAACTTGTAGAAGAAAGAACACGTATGGCCAATAATCAATGGCCAAAAGAAAGTTGTAGATATTGTAAAAGAGTTGAAGATGCAGGTGGTACAAGTGAAAGACAAATATTTTCTAAAAAGACATATTGGAATCCTCATCAGATACAATGGTCAGAAGATGGAAAATTAAGAAATGAAGTTACACCATCAGTGATGGAAGTGTATTTTAAAAATACGTGTAATCTTGCTTGTACATATTGTTCTCCTATGTTTAGCAGTAAGATAGAAGCAGACATTAGAACAAATGGTCCTGCAAGTAAACACTATTCATTAGATGGATCATATTCTGTTTCTCCTATGTATGAAAAAAGAAAGAAACAATTTTGGGAATGGATGCGAGGTCATTCTTGTTATCTAAAACATTTTCATATTTTGGGTGGTGAGCCGTTATATCAAAAAGAAGAATTTGAAGAAACGTTAACATTCTTTGAAGACGAATCACTTTTGAATGACAAGTTGGGTATTAAGATGTTTAGTAATTTAATGCTTAAGCCTAATTTATTTAAGCAGAAAATTGGTCGTATACAAAAGATGCTTGAAAAGAATTTAATAAGACAATGGATAATTGTATGCAGTATTGATGCCTGGGGACCTGAACAAGAGTACGCAAGGTATGGAATTGATTTAAAACAATGGACAGAAAACTTTGAAACACTTATGGAAACAGATATAATTGTTCACGTGCATAGTACGATAACTCCTTTAACAACTCCTACTAATTGGGTATTACGAAAGAAAGTTATAGAGTATGAAAAGAAGTACGGTAAAGAAATACATCAAAGTTGGAATATTATTCAGAACCCACCTTTCTTAGATCCAACAAAGTATGGAAGTTTTGTTTTAGAAGATTTAGAAAAGTTAATTAGTTTAATTCCACATAATAAAGAAGAACATAAACTTTTAAATGGATATAAAAAAGCGATTGAAAATAAACCTGAACCAGATATAGAAATGCTAAAAGAGTTTGTTAGATTTTCTGATGAAATGGATAGAAGAAGAAAACAAGATTGGAGAAGTATATATCCAAAATTAAATAGTTTTCTTGATAAAACACTAGGAGAAAAAGTATAATGAGTGATACTTTTTGCCCATTATTATTTCAGCATCTTGCTACCCACCCACACGGTGGAGTAACTCATTGTTGTATTGCGGATCATAGAAATGCGTTGAGTAGTTCACGTGATGGTGATAGATTTTATAATCTTAATCGTGATACTGTACACGATACAATGAATTCTAAATCTTTTCGTAAAGCAAGATTAGAAGTATTAGATGGAAAGAAACCTCGTGCTTGTATGCGTTGTTATGCCGAAGAGGCAAAAGGAATGCATTCTAAAAGAATAGAAGAAATCAAAAACTATCCTGAATACACCATAGAAGTCGCTAGGGACGCCACTGATAGCGATGGCTATATGAAAGACGTACAACTAGACTTTGTTGAACTAAGGTTAGGTAATGTATGTAACGTGGCTTGTCGTACTTGTAATCCAGCATCATCAAGTAAATGGCGTAACGATTACGATGCATTACAAAAGAAAACAACATTCAAGTTAACAAGTTATGATACAATGGAAGGCTTTAGATGGCCTGAACGTGAAGGTTTTTGGGAAGATTTATTAAAACATTGTGATAAAGTAAAGACGTTTTATATTAATGGTGGTGAACCTACATTAATAAAACAACACTTTGCATTTTTACAAAGACTAGTTGATATGGGCAAAACAGATATCAAACTATGGTATAATATCAATATGACTAATATGAATGATAAAGTTATAGAATTGTGGCGTAAGTTTGACCACGTTAAAGTTAGTTGCAGTATTGATGACTTAGGAGAAAGAAATCACTATATAAGATATCCAAGTGATTGGGATACTGTATTGAAAAACTTCTTAAGACTTAAAGAAGAAAACTTTGAATTAGATGTAACACAAACTGTATCGTGGATGAATTATTCTACGTTGGGAGATTTCTATAATTTCTTTCACAGAGAACACGGAGTATGGGTACATCACAACTATGTATATGATCCTGATATTCTTTCACCAGCAGTTCTACCAAAAGAAATGAGAGAAAGAATACATAAAAAGTTTTCTAATATATTTGATAGTTGGAAGTTAACAGAGTTCGAAAAAATGTTTAGTGGTCCTGATAGAAAAGGCAAATGGGAAAAAGCGATTGAATATACTAAGAATTTAGATGAAATTAGAAAACAAAATATAGTAGACTATCTACCAGAATTCGAGGCGTATTTTAATGAATAAGTTTTGTGTATTACCTTTTGTTCATATAGAAGTAGACACTGACGGAAAAATAAGACCTTGTTGTGTTTATGATGGACACTTCACAAAAGAAGATGGTAGTTTATATAATGCAAGAACAGATACACTAAAAGACATTAGAAGTTCTAAGTGGATTAAAACTATGCAACAAAAGATGCTTGACGATAAACCAGACAAGGGTTGCAGAAAATGTTATTCAGAAGAAATGAATAATAACATAAGCAGACGTATAAGAGAAAATAAAAGATTTGAGGCAGAGATTGATAATATACGTAATGGTGTATTTAATTTAAAGATACTAGATATAAAACCAGGTAACACTTGTAATCTTAAGTGTCGTATATGTAATGAATTCAGTAGTAGTAAATGGCTTGATGACAAATATAAATTATTCAATACTACTAAGTTGTTTGATGAAAATCAACTTGCTAATTTCAAATGGTATAATAATGAAAACTTTTGGAAAGAGTTAGATGAATTAATGGAACACGTAGAGTTTATAGAAATATTTGGTGGTGAACCAATGTTGATTAAACAACAGTTTCAGTTTTTAGAAAGACTAGTAGAACGTGGGTTATCAAAAAATATCACAGTAAGTTACGCAACCAATGGCACCATATTTCCAAAGAACCAAATAAAAACTATATGGCCAAACTTTAAAGATATAGTTATTATGCTTAGTGCAGATGGTGTTAGAGATACATTTGAATATTCTAGATATCCTGCAAACTGGAATGATTATGAAAAACATTTAGATGGTTATGTAGAACACGGTTATAGACCTACGATTAGTTATGGAGTAAGTGTATATAGTATTTTTAATTTATTAGAATCTATAGAATATTATTATTCTAAGAACATTCCTGTGTGGTTAAATATTGTTTATGATAAGAATACAAGTATAGCATCATTACCAAAAGATATAAAAGAACAGATAACAAAAGACATAGAAGATAATTTCAAACCAGAGTGGAAAAGTATTTTACAAGAAAAAACACTAGAAGGTATTGTAAATTATATGAATAACACAAACATAGATAGTACAGAAACAATACAATATATAAAAGATATAGATAAGATTAGAAATCAAAATTATTGTGATTTATTCCCTCAAATGAAGAAGTATATAGATGGCTAAATTTGATATTAAAAAAATTAAACTTATAAGTTCTTTATATAAAGGACCTCACTATAGTCCTATGGTAAAGTTTAAAGATGACATTATAGAAAATCATAAAGCATTTGCAACAATCAACGATGCAGAATATAAATTATATGGAGATGATTTGTATGATAGATTTCCGTATTTAAGATATACGTTTTCTGAATACAATATAAAAGTAGATGTATTACAAGTAATGCCTGGTATAGGTAAAATATTTGCAACACTATTGGCTTTTGAAGAAAACCCTAACTTACATTATGTTGCATATGCAGACTTTGATAGTTTGTTTGTAAAAGAAAATCATTTACTTGCTACAAAACATTATGTGAATCAAATAGGTCCTTATTATGAACACGATGTAGTTAGAAGTTGTGTACAACATCCTTTTCTTTATGATATGACATACTTACATTATTATTGTATGTACAAAGGCATTACATTTGAACAAATTAATAAACAATTATATCGTTATAATTCAGGATTATATATTGTATCAAGAAATTTCATAACAGAAAAGTCATTAAAAGATTACGTAGATTTTTCAAAAGACATACACGAAAAGAAAGGCTACTATTCTTCTATGCATATAGATAATGCAAACTTTATGACCTTGCCTTATGATGATGAAAAAGATGATATGTTTCATCCATCAGATGAAGTATACTGGCAATACTTAATGATTAACAGACCAGATAAATTTATATGTACTCTAACTCCAGACTGGAACTTTATAGGTAAGATACAAAGTAAAAAACATTTATATGAACAAAGTCACGTGCATTGTATTGATAAAAGTGAAATAGAAAAAGTTTTAAATATGGGAGTCTTAAAATGATAGCCTGGATATTTGGAGATAGTTTTGTAGATAATTATTTTCCGCACGGAAATAAAAAAAGTTGGGCAGATATACTCTTAGAAAATAAAGGGTATAAAGTTAAGAACTATGCGATGGCAGGACGTTCTACAGATGATGCAGTTTTTTGTTTAAGAGATATGACTAGTCAGATAGATCCAGAAAAAGATTTTGTTTTATTTACATTAAGTAATGTATCACGTTTTATGACTATCGATAATATAGAAACAAAATATATAGACACAGATAGAAATACAGTAGATATGTGGACAGTATTGCAAGACTTTGATAACAACACGAAAGTACTTAATGCAATGATGAAGTTAGGTAATGTATATTCAGATAGATTAAAATTGAGTATACATTCTAATTACGCAAAACGTTTACTAGATGATATTGGTGTAAAGTATAAAATGATATGTGGTCATTTTGAATTGGTTGAGATAAAAAGCAATTATGTAAAAGATTATATGTTAGGTGCTAGTACTAGAACTTTTGAAAAACAAATGTTACAATATTTTGATATAGAAAACTTTATGCAGTTTAATTCTGGTTATTGTTTAATAAATGATTTTTTTCATTTTCAAATAGATAAAATTATTAATTCAAATCATCCTAAAAAATATAAACTAAAAGACCATTACAAACAATGGGAAATTGATTATTCTAAGAACAGTTTACATTACAATGATGAAGCCATAAAGTTTATTAAAAGAATAAACGAAATACAAGAACCGAACGAAGACGTATTCTTTGATGCGTGGCATTTATCTATTAATGGACATAGACAATATGCAAAATACGTAGAACAATATGATTGGGGTATTTAATGAATAAACTTTTTATAATCGCTTGTTCTCACGGTATGGGTTGTGAGATAGAAGGTGAAGGTATAGGACACTTTACTGAATATAATCTAAAGCATTGTTATGGTACTTTAGTCGCAGAACATTTAAATCTAGAACCAGTCAATCTATCTTGGCCAGGAGGAAGCAATGATAGAATATTCAGAGTTATATATGAATTAGTAAATGATGAATTTGAATTCTTTGGCAACAAATACAAATGGGAAGAAGGTGATAGATTTCTAATACAATGGACAGGACCTGATAGAATAGAATTAAAAACACCTGATGGATATCAAAACTTTTCAGTAGGTATGGGCTTTAAAGGAATAAACCCTGATGGTTCTAAGTTTGATGTAACTAAAAAGAATCAAAAGTTTTATGACCAGTATATAGAATTTATTGCACAACCTGATTATACAAATGTATTAAAGACAAAAAATATACTAGGTGCAAAAGAATTATTAGATAGTAAGAATATAAAATATTATATGACAGAAAGTGATAGAACAGTTTACAATGATTGTTTTATTATCAAAGTACCTTATTGGGAATATCTAGTAGAGAAGGGTTATAAAAGAACTCCAGCAGAACATTTTGGAAAAGATGCTCATAAAGATTGGGCAAATAAGATTATCGAAGCCATAAAAAAAGAGGGCCATTAAGACCCTCTTTAGTTTGCAAAAACTAGGTTATGAGAGATTAGAACGTTTTTGCATACTTTCTTAAATCAGTGTGTCCTATCTTATTGAAAGTACCATCACCATTGTTGATGTAAACATCGTTATCACCAGGATTTAACCAGTGACCATTTGTCATAAAGTCTATGTTACCATCAAAGTTAACATCTACTGGATGAAGTGATAGATACCAACCATTTGAATCGTGATTAACTTCTGACTTAGGCCAATTCTTTTTGTTAAACTTAGTTACACTTTTAATTGACTTCTGCCAACCGATTGTAAAGTTACCTTTACCATCGTTCAAGTAAGTAATCAAGTAACCACCAACATAGTTAAGACCTACAGTTGAACCTACTAAATCCATATCACCATCGTTATCAACATCAGCAACCAAAGTTCCTACTGGAAGACATAATGGAGTTTTGTCTTTAGTCTTTGTGTGATATCCTACAGACTTAATTTCTTTTGAATTCTTTGTATTCCATTTGTTAGTACCGTTACCCCAAAGAATTCTTATGTTGTGTCTGTTCTTAGACTTACTATGATGACCTTTCCAGTTACTGTGATATTTGAAACACTCAGAACTATGAGCACCTGCTAACATATCAATGTGACCGTCACCATTAAAATCTGCGTGTCTTACGATAAATGCAAACTGATTACCACAAGTTGTACTTTTCATTTTACCTTTACCATCATTGATTAGACAAATCATTTCACCGTTAGAACCTTTCCAATCAATACTAGCAAGTATGATATCTATGTCGCCATCTTTATCAAAGTCACCAGCCTCGGCTCTGTGTGAAAAGTTACAAATTCTTTTGAATTTTTTATTGAAGTCTTTACCACCACCGATATGTGATTTGCTTGACTCTTTTAAGAAACCTTCTGGTTGTGACAAGAAGTAAGAATGATATCCACCACAACCTGTTCCAAAGTCATTAACAGCCGCCGCCAAATAAATGTCGTCCCAACCGTCACCATTGAAATCTGCAACAAGCGGTTGTGCAGTTCCTCCTTGAATAAAAGGAAGATTGTCTTGTATCAAACCTGTACCCCAATAAGACTCTTTACCTTTAGCCCTACCAGTTTCTTTTTGTCCTAGAATAATTTGATAGTTGTGTTGTGTAACACCTTTCTCTGCCAAACAAGCACCAGCAGATGAATCTGCTTTACACACAACCATACCTTGGTCTTTGTCTAACTTTTTCTTAAAATCTTTATCAAGATTCAAAACTGTTACAACATAATCTTGTACACCGTCTCTATTGAAATCTCCCATTGCAATAAAGTCGTGCATTGTAAACCAAAATTGATTTGGATCGTATGCCAATAGTTTCGCTAGAAACTGGTCGTGTAGCATTTGTTTTGGTAAAAGCCATTTCTTTTTACCATTTAAATTCTTTTCCCACAAGTATTTTTCGTCAAAACCGTGACCTGCTTGAAATGGGAGTTTGTCATTTGCCATAGCAGTACCTGAAATAAGTAGTGCTGACAATAGAATCATTAGTTTTTTCATCATAACCTCTCGTTTAATTGATAAGATTATAATAACACAAAACGTATATTTGTCAAGTTTTTCGCTGATAATCGTTGGCGTCACATTTGTCGCCATATTGAATTTCTAGCAAAAATGCTGGCTTTTTGCCAATATTAGATGTTTGATACCAGATTTCGCTTGGAACTAGAAAATGGTCGTGTTCAGTTAGATATATTGCATCTTTCTTTTTAGCAAATTCCAACTGCACCATAATATCACCCTCTAAGATATACCAGAAACAATTACGAAAAGTATGCTTTTGTTTTGGCATACTCTTGCCTGGGTTGAGTTGTATTTCTATTATCTTTTGAGATATTCTTGGTTGCTTGTCTGTGAGTGTTTTCCAGAAACCCCAAGGATGAGTCTTTTCATTATCGTTCATAATACAGTACTTATCCGTTATGAGTACTATAAGTTGAATTATTGGGGATTTTATACAGAAAGTTCTGTGAAGTTATTTTCTCTATCTAGGAACTTCCATTCTATTTTTGTAGGTTCCATTACTTCTAAGAAAGGTAACACTTGTTCTGGTTTCATTTCTGAACAAGTATATACATCTAATTGTAATAAAGCAGGACTTGGTTCGTCCCATATATGCATTGCAATGTGTGATGTTTCGATTATAGCAAATGCAGTTAGACCTTTGTTGCCTGGCATCTTACAATATGATGCAGTAGGTCCATACATCGCTTTCATATTGATTGCTTTAATCATTTTACGAAGATACTTGATTGCGTGATTTTTATTGACCAAAGGCTTTTTGACTTCGGCCCTAATTAATAAATGTTTATGTACTAATACTGTATCCTTACTCGCCATAGTTCTATTTAGTCTAAATGGTCATAAACAAGCACATACCATTTTATATCAAGTTCCTTACAGACTTGCAATACTTCTAATAGTTCTTCTTTTGGGAAATCGTGTGTGATATAATCAGTTGGTGCTTTATAACAGATTATTCTCATTTCACCTTTTCGTTATTCCATTTGATTAACATTAAACAAATGCCGGCAAAGATGCCGGCAAGATACAGGAGAGATAGTATTATTTCCATTATATAATTTTTACGTAGTTCAACCTTGTTTCGTTAATGTGGTCTTGTTTCCAAACAGTACCGTGAGATTTGATTTTACTCACAATTTTGAAAGTCTTTCCTTGTGCATTACGGAATTCTTCTTTGCTAGTAAAGAAACTTACACGATGATTTTTATCAGTAATCGCACTTACGTTATATCCAGGATACATCTGACTTGGATTAGAACGTAGAACCTCGATATTCAAGAATATCTTACCATCAGGTCGTGTAGTTGTAAGATGCTGACTAGCCTCTGACTTATCTGTGATTGTTTTCTCAAGTGCTTTCTTAACTGCATATTGTGGAAGATAAGCACATACTCCATAGTATTGTTTACCAATCTTATCACTTGCAAGAACACTTGCAATACTACCTTCAAACTCTGACATATTATCAGACATAATTTTGAACATAAAATCTACTTCTAATTCTTTTAGAATATTACGTGCCGCCTGAATATGCTTGTCTTCTATAAGATGCGGATACATATGAAGAATACCTTCAACAATGGCCTTGTTTGCTAGTTTAGATATAAAATAACGTGAGCCGTGTTCTGTATCTTGAAATTCGTGTTTGCCTGATGCTTTTACATATTCATTCTCATTGAATTCTGTAGCAACAATAGAGGCCGCCAAAACTTGTTCTTTTGGGAACCCTTCTTTGTTAAGAGCATTTACCTCTTTGTAATCTAGTACTGACATATCAAAGTTATACTTACCAAAGTAAATAACGTTGTTCTCAGAGTAGATATGTTTCTCACCCTTGTGTGTCATTTGATATGTCTCCTGTGCATTCATCATATTATTAATATAGCACGATTCTAAAATTTGTCAAGTTTACTACGAACATAAATAATAATATGGCGTACTTATGGAAGACAAAAGAAGATATACAAGAAAAATTTGACCCTATAAAGACCGATGATAAACCTAGACTAGAATGGATGAGTCATTTGAATAGAGACACGCCCTCAGAATATGAAATTCCTGATTGGAAAGGTATTATACATTTTGCTCAAGGCACTGGTGATAATCCTGAAAATCACAAAAAAATCTGTAAAACTATTCCTGACTGGTGGGAGTTTAAGAAACCAGAATCCATAACTTATAAAATAAACAAAGAAGGCTTTAGATGTCCTATGGACTTTGATAAGATAAACTGGAAAGATGTTTATGTTATTATGGGTTGTAGTCACGTGTTTGGTGTAGGTAATGCAATGCAAGATACGATAGGCGAACAGATACATTATCGAACTGGTAAACAAGTAATCAACTTAGGAGTACCAGGTGGAAACAATGATGTTATATTCAATAACGCAATGAAATTATTACAAGATTATGGTAAGCCAAAAAAGTTGTTTGTTCTTTGGACTTATTGGGATAGATGGACACATATAGAAGATTATTATTTTCCAAATGAGTATGGATTGGGTGGATGGTATAAACGGGTTGATATACAGCCTGGATTTTATAAAGGTAGAATGACTAACTTAAAGCCGCCTATCACACATAGTTGGTTAACAGATAACATACAACAATATCATAGAAAACTAATGTACAAAACCGCATTACGAAATATCTTTTTTGGTGATTTAGTTGAAATGGAAGTAGATAAGTTATTGGTACTTGGCGATGAAAAACTTGGACCTGGAGGACCAGATACAGGTAATGTCGATAAAGTATATGTTAAATTTCCAAACAGTATGACAGAAGTAAATCGTTATCACGCCGACGGTGCACCAAAACATCCTAGATATTATTGGGAGAGATTACCTGAAGAACAAAAGGCTTGGTACTTAAACAATATAAAAGCAAGAGACATAATGGAATACGATCCAGCATATGGGATAAAACCTGGAAACGGTCATTATGGAAGAATTCCAAACAAACATATAGGTGATAAGTTCGTTTCTAAATCAAATGGCAACGGTGATTGGTTAACTTAGAAGTTAATGATAAATAGTTGCAACGAAGAGGAATGTAAAATGAAAAGACTTATTACGATGCTATCAATAGTAATCGGTATCCTTGCCAGTTGCTCACCAGTGATAGCACAAACTATGCCACCTACTTGGGAACAGAAACCAGTATTATGTGGTGGTAGAGAAGTTACAGTTGATGCTATCGAACAACTAAAAGGTGAAAGTATTTTGTTTCGTGGGTTTGATGATAAGAACCGTGCAGTTGCTATGTATTTAAATGTAGAAGCCCGTACATTTACGATTGTTGAACATCTTGCGGAACTTGATGTATTTTGTTTATTAACTTGGGGTCGTGGTTTAATGACTATTGGTGAAATGCTAGAGTTAGAAAGACAAAGACAAGAACAAGAATCTAAACCCGAAATAGAAGAATTTGATTTAGACTAGTTGGTCGATCCTGGAATGATACAAAAAGGTAATGTTGGAATTACTACACAACTGCCTGCCCGTATAATAGACATTTTCTTCATATCTTCTTTTTGCTTATCAGTTTGAGTACTGGCACACCCTGCGAGTAATAAGGTCAATACTAATAATGTGATTTTCATTAGTGGATTTTATGTTCAGGTATTTCTATATGAGAATGAAAGTAATCCCATTCGTCTAAATCTTTTTCAATTAATCCACATTCTATGCAACGAAAGTAGCCAGGAGAACCCCAGCCTGGAAACCCAAATAAACCAATCAATTCGATTAGTTCTTCTTTGGTCATAGCCGCCGACAAATCATCTAAGTCGATATACTTATTTTGATATAGTATCTTTACCATTAGTTTCCTTTTTGTAAATTTTACAAAACCCACCGGTTTTCATTGATTTCCCTACAGTATTTATTGTAGTTATAATATGATACTTTAAATTCATTCTGTTTATATAATGCGAGTCATAGCCAACTGGTGTTTGAACAACTAAAAGATATTCTTCTGGAAACTTTATTAACAAGCCATTTGTTGCTGGTGTATCTTTAGTTAAAGATTTCAACTTGCCTACTGGTCCGTATTCCCCTTCTGGTCTTAAGATAATTGCGTTTGTTTCTTCTTCTGTGATGTTACAAACTAATTTGATATCAGGTTGGATTTCTTCTGCCACAGCCATAGACCAAGTTGCAGATAAAATTAAAGCCCATACCGTAAAGATAAGGGCTCCAGCACAAATGTTTCTTATTATTATTTTCATAACCTGTATTTAGTTTAGGAACATAATTATTAGTCCAAATAGAACAATCCAGGGTGCAAACTTCCAACCTATTTTTATCGAACCAAATATAACTGCAAGTACAACACCAACAGTAATACCGATTAGAATTAATGGTTCTAAAGTTGCCCAGAACAATTCAAATTGAGTTACAATATCCATTACCATAAACCTATCGTATGTCCAATGATTTCACCACCTAATACTGTACCAAGCAATATGCCAATCAAAGCAGACTTAGTACGAGGTACAGAATTAAAACTGCCTTTATGCATTAAAATATCTCCTCGTTGATTTTCTCATAAAAGAATTCACCATTTTCTTGAAGTTCAGCACATTCTTCTTCTGTTGCCTCTACTCCGTTAATCTTGGCAGATTCAATATAAGCATCACAAAACTTAGGGTAATCTGACATATCAATGCCAGCAATTACAACATCAGTTACTTTTGTTACATCTATCATATTATGCCACCTTTCTTAGTATCATTGAGTTTTGAATTTTAGTTACAGTTCGACCAAATGGGTTTGCATTAGCATCAACCAATTCTGTAGTCTTTTGGTTCATCTTTTGAATGATACCTTGCTTAACAACACCTCGATATTCCCATTCAATAGTGTCACCTTTTTTAAGACCTGACTTGGCTAGATTACCAATAAACGTTTGTTGGTCAC